ATAAAAGACAAAGGCATATAATTGCCCAGTTTTTCATCTTAGTCCTCTGTTAGTAGTTGTTTATCCGTATTTCCAATTGGGATAGTACGAGGACGCTTCTCTTCTGGGATCTCTACTTTCAGGTCAATGACCAGTAATCCATCTTTGAAGTCTGCTCCTTCTACAACAACATGTTCAGAGAGTCTAAAGGTACGTGTAAATTTCTTTGCAGAAATACCACGGTGTAGATACTCACGCTCAACTTCATCATTCAAAGTAGGTCGGCCATCACCTGTTACAACAAGAATGCCTTCTTTGACTTCAACAGTCAGTGCATCCTTTGAGTAACCAGCAAGCGCCAGTTCTACAGAGAATTGAGTTTCAGTGTGCTTGACTACGTTGTGCGGAGGATAGAGTTTGTTGTCTGCCATATCTGACAGTCTCTCAATCTCTGACCATACGTGATCAAAACCAATGAAATGTGAACGTGGAAAAGAAAATGCTTTAGAAACCATAACAGTTCTCCTTATATTAAGCAAGATTGTTGTTATACTCTACCCGACCATTCGGCGTAGAGAAGTGCCGACCCTTTCCCAAGGAATCAGCAAATCTATTTATACAATTTTCACAATTTTTTAATGTGAATTTTGTATACATACTAATGCAGTGTAACAAAACTGCAACAATTCCGTTGTGAAACGATTAATCGCCGTGACGGCGAGAGGAGATAAAACTCATGAGAACTATTTTATTAGCTCTATTGCTCATCCCATCACTCGCATACAGCGAAGTGCCAACTAAAACTTTGCTACCAGTTGTTCGATTTACACCAGAACATATTGTCCTCAAAGACAAAACAGGTAACGAGTATGAAGTCGTAACAAACTGCCTTGTCAAAGTATCAGACATTACTCAATTCAAAGTAAAAAGCAGATACATCAAAGAAGGAACTAAGATTCGCTTCTCTAAAAAACAAGTTTGTTCCGTCGAAGAGATCGTTAAGACTTAGAACTCTCAACAACTCTTGCACGTAGGCTTGTACTACTGAAACTGTGGTCCCGTTTATTGAAGTACAAGTCTATGTTTCTTTTCTCACATATCTGCTTGCCAGTGAAATCAGTATCTCGATATTCTTCACCTAGTATACGCACCGCGATAGGTAATGTCAATAGCAAGTCTTCAAGGTCTTGCTCTGTATTGTAAACTATTACCTCATCAACATACTTCACTGCGCTTAACTGAATCTGTCTCTCAATGAGAGTCTGGACTGGCTTGTTCTTTGTGTCTGGTCTATCAATCGTTGGATCACTCTGCAAACCTACAATCAAATAATCACACTGTCGCTTTGCTTCTTCGAGCATCGTGATATGTCCAGCGTGAAGCAGATCAAATGTACTGCATGTAAATCCGATTCGATTCCAGCCTTTATAGTCGAGGTTCATCGTCTATTCCCCATACCATGTTTATATCTGGATAGTAGACACCGTAAGAACGTTTAATTTCACCATTCTTATCATATGCAGGCACAACACAGATATTATTGACTCGCTGTGTTCGATCAGGACCTGCCCAGAAATCTAGCCAGACACCAGAGTCGAGATAGCGTTGCATGTTTTTAATGTAGCCATCAACCTCGTAGTACTTTGCTACTTCCTTTACTTCTTTAGAGTTTGCGTAGTGTCGCATACCTTTGAGGCGAAGTTTCCAATCTTTGATCCATTCCTTCACTTTATCAGGATGGAGATCATGATCTTCTGGCAAGTCACGAATGCTCTCGTGAATAGAAGTGTTCTGTGCTGGCTTTTTAGCCGCTCGCGCTTTCGCAAGACGTTCTATGGCCGCCGCACGTTGCTCTTCGGTCATAGGCTTTCGGCGCTTACGAACTTTCTTAACTGGCGGCTCTGGCTGGTTCTTCCTGTGTCTCTTCATAACTTAGATTAACCTCAACGTTATATTGTCCATTTCTTCTTAAAGCACATGCACCATCAATTGCTTCTTGCTCTGTACAGTATACACCAAGAACCTCTTTCGTGTCAATAGTCTGTAGCACTATCATTCTTTGACAAAGATTCCATCGACCATCTTTCCCTTTCGATCTTTGATGTCGTTGTATGCTTGAGCAAGACAGTCTGCTATTGTGAGTCCGTTTCTTTCGGCAATGTTAACCAGAACGACAATACAATCACCGATATCGTCAGAAACATCACGGCCTTTACACACATTATCACTGAGTTCTCCTACTTCTTGTATGAGCTTACATACTTGGTCTTTGTCTGTAGCACCATCAATTAGATTGCGGTCATGATGCCACTCTTTAATCATTTCAAGATAATCGATTGTATCTTCAGGCTCTAGCAAATAGGACATAAATCACCATGGATTGTTGTTTAAGAATGAAGTACGTATCATATCATTACGAAAATCTTCTGTCAACTGCATTACAAATATTTCTAAGCCAGCAGTTTTTGTTGTGATAATAAATTTTTTATCGGCTGATATGATAGTTGGCTTACTGAGTCGATATCGCTCATGCTCTTTATCTTTGATAATACAAGATATGTTAGAGTTTTGATGATTGCGTGTTGGCACAATAAGAACTGGATTGACTGTTTCCATCACAAGTTCATCATCGACTACAAGCGTAACACTAGTGCCAAAATTAGAAGAATGGACGCCTATTTTATTCAGCGCCCGAGTGAGTGTGCTATCAGTAATGCCTACCTGCAATTCTTCACGTATACGATCCAAATTGTCCAAGTAGACTTTCTGTATAAACGATAATTTTTTTCTTTCCTTTTGCATTATACTATTCTCTGGAAATTGTAAGACTATCGTTATTTATCTTCGCATCTTTGCTATGTCTTTTGCCGTTTCTGGATTCGTAACAGGCACAGCATTAGACTTATGCATCGTTGCTATTCCGATGATGTAATCTCCTGTGTATCTCTGTGACTCTTGTTTTGCTGTAGATTGAGATCCTGAACCTCTGAATTCCAAATTGCTTGGGATTGCTTTTGATTCTTCAAGTCGTACCATATTGTACGATTTCGTCCCTGACGACTGATCGAGCGGTTGAAATGACGGACCCTTATACTTCGCATATACTTCTCCTTTCACTTTTCGCTTCTTTCTTGGCTTGTAGCTGTTGTTTGCATAGATGATCATAATAAAGTCTCATTGTGTTGTACAGTACAATTGTAACTGATTTAGATCATCTTGTCAACCCGTCTTCCTTCTTTATCTCCTCATCAAGTGCTTGTTTTAGAAAGACTATTTTGCTGTCATTCGAATACTGCTTTTCCAACGACAGAAGATTTTTCTTGTTATTTTCTTTCGGAATAAATTGCCAGTCTTTTATCTCATCAGTCCTTTTGACAGAAAGTTTGAAGAACGGCCACCATTTCATCACAAGATCATATAAAAATTTTCGATCTATTTTCTCAGACATAAGAAACGGACTCATAATCTGATACACACCAGTAGGCAATTTTACGTCTTTGTCTTTACCCGCACTCAGCCAAGATACGTTATTTTTTGTCCATCTATATGGCCAATTCTTAGCAATTTTCTTTCTGAGTTCTAATTCTGTACAGTCAACAAATGCCTGCCAGAATCTAAAGTAAGAGTAATGAAAGTTAATATGTTCTTCCCAATGTGCATCATGTTTCCAGTTTTCTGTGTATTTCTTATCAAAATTTCTAGAGTCATATACAGGATTATTTTCAACGTCTGAATAAAGGAATGTCACGCACGGAATAAAATCTGTATCAAAAAATACTTCAGTTCCAAAATTGAACTTCATTTTGCGATTCTCTTGACCCACTGTGAGCCAAAAGCAATTGTCAACTATCATCGAATCGTTGAGCCAAGAGTCAAGTGGCTTCAAACAGAATGTAGTTGCGTCTACATACAAACCAGGATTATTATATAATATTCGATATCTTAAAAGATCACATCTTGCTTGAATAGGCTCAACATTTTTTGTTTCTTCGATGTATTCTTCCTCAACATAATTTTTCAAATTTTCATCAGAAATTAAATGTACGTCCCAGTCTGGATTTCGATATATCCATGATCTAGCACATTCCCACACGACAGCAGGTGTTTTATTTTGATTCCATCCTTGAAGCCAGATGATATAAATGTTTTTTTGCATTAATTCTTCTTTATTAGATTTGTCATCCAAAGACCAATATCAAATTCATACCATCTATTGGACAAATTGAGTCTGCGAGGATTTGCATGGTGATTATTATGTAAACTTTCACCCCACGTTAAAAATACAACCCAAGGATTATTTGTGCTTTTATTGTTCATCTTATGATCTTCATATGTTAATCCTTTAATAGGATAGTGTCCTAGCCAATTAACTATGCCACTAACTAGTACACTAAAAATACTTGCATTCAAACTTGCAAGAACATATGTACTGCCAAACATGTAACCAGTTAACAATCCAATGACTAATAAGTTTAATATAACCAGCAAAGCGTAATTTTTATGACACCACAGTGCAAACGGATCTAATTGTTTTCTCATTTTAAATAATTCTTTATGTGCGAATTCATGATTCTCTTTATAAAAAATCCAGCCAAATAATGAATACAATATTCCTTTAGTCGGTGTATGCATATCTCTTTCTGTGTCTGTATGTGCGTGATGACTTCTATTATGTATCAATGTCCACGTTACAGAGGAACCTTGCGCTCCTTGACATCCAAGATACGTCAGTATCTTTCTCATTGTATCTGTTGTTTCAAATTGTCTGTGACTTAACAGTTTATGAAATCCTATAGTAACACCATAACCACTGTACATGATTGTAAATACCGCTGTTGCTATCCATAAATGAAAACTACCATTAAACAAGCTCCAGACTAAACTTGCAAGAGCCATTGGAAAAAATATTAAATAAAATAACATGTTGATTATCCTTCTGAACTATCCCAACTCCAGTTGCAATCCATCATCACAAACTTAGAGCCAGGAACTTTTGGATTATCTATAACTGAAGTTACAGTGAACGCTTTTCTCATTCTGATCCATCTCATCATAGGGCTTTTTTCTGGTACAGTTGCGAGATAGGTATGAATTGGACGTCCTATACTATCTAAAAATTCACCGCCCTGTCTATCGTATTGTCCTGATAATATCCACTTATTGTCATCATCGTATGGAGTTGGAATAATAAAATTAAAAAATTGCTCATAGACGCCTGGATATTTCATATATCCAAAACTGACATAAGCAAGTTGATTATCCTTATGAACTTTGTAGTGGAGTGGTCCAACAACTCCATTCGGTTGAAACACTTTACTATAACCTATAGTCTTGTTGATTATAGCACTTTCGAGTCTTGCAAAAGAATCATCATACGTATGCGTTTTAATTCCGAATTCAGAACTAGCAAAAGTGTCCCAATTATAATGAACACAGTCCAAGTAGTTCCAATCCCAAAATTTTCTCAAATTAATTGTATGAAATGGATCAAATACATTGGAATAATCAATGATATCGGAGACATCAAAGAATTCTAAATTATATTCATTATTCACTAGCCATTTCTCTTATCTTGGGCTTGCTCTTTTTGTTTTTCAACGTCAATATTCGGAGGAGGTTGATGCTGTTGTTTCTGAGCAAAGATTTTGTCCCAGTTGCTTTCATATGTTTTTCTATCCACGCCAAAAGGCCTAGGCTTACTACCTTTACCTGCCATAAAATATCCTCACTTATATGCTAATACTAAAATTATTCCCAATAAAAGAATGTTAGTAAATGCGATTTCAACAGCGAGAATCGTATGATACCAAACCCATCGTGCTTGATATATTTCTTTCTCTGTTGGCTCGCCAGCTCTCTTTACTATCTCTTTATCTAGTCTATTAAAAATCATTAATCTGAACCCTCTGGGCCTCCTTTAATATACAAACCAAACCACGCGGCACCAGCACCAACAACAACAGAAATCAGACCACTCTGTTCAAGTGTCGGTGCTTCTAAGTTCATGAACCAGATTGTAGTGTAGTAGAGCAGACACATGTAAACTGTAATAAATGCTCTGCTCCATATTCTCCACTGGTCGACCATTTTTGCGAAGTGTATCCATTTCTGCCATGGATTACTATCTTTCTCATCTCTGAGGTCTCGTATCTGATCTTTCAGCGAAGAATTTTCCTGTAGTACTTGCATGAATCGATCAAGATCAAGTTGCACTTCGTTCCGAGCAAAATCTCCTCGGAACTCTCCGTGTGATAATGGTTTTATTTCTTCTTTATCTTCCGTCATCGTTATTTACTTTATACCATTGACCTGGTTCATCAAATTTCATAAAGTAAAAGTATTTGTAACCAGATCGTTTGTTCCAGTCATAAACGTCATAGTATCGATTCTCTGCGATCCATGTCGTTCTCTCGTCAGTGTAACCTGCAATTGCATGTCCTTCACCTGTCTCTGTCTCACAAACAATAAATGAAACAGAAGCGGGATCAAAGCCAGACTCAAGCATCAGTTCACACATCGTCATCGCAAAGCCGTCACAGTCATCAACAAACTTTCGGCCTTGCATGACTTCTTTTGCCTTGCTTCGCCAGTCTTCAACTACACCATAATTATCTTCATCAAACTTATATATGAATTTGCTGTGAACTTTTGTCAATAATTTATCAAGAATTTTTAATTCATTCATAGCTTATTCCTTCTTACACAGTGGAGATTCAGGCTCTCGCTGACACATTTTATTGTATGCTTCAGCTTGCACGTTTACTTTATCGCCAGTCATAGGACCAGTTGTCTCTACCATCTCTTCATTATGCGTACAGCCTAAGATAGATAGAACAAGTACCAGTAGTACTAGTCTTTTCATTTCTTATTCTCCTTTCTCTTATCTTGTAGTTTTTTCTGTTTGAACATCCTGTCGAGATGGTCTAAGTTAAGTACTGCTTTGTCGAGCGCATTCATCATCAGTGTCATATCTTCAAACAATTCTCTCTCATCGTCTCCTAGTGGAGCGATGGGATTTTTAGAATAGTATTCTATCATACCGTATTTATCATAGTAAACTTCATGTATTTGCATTGTCACAAATCCAGACGATGGTCTAACACAGACTCTATAATTCCACTTCATTTACTATCCTTTTTTATAAAAAATATGGTCATTGATTACGACTGTCTGTTGAAAAGATTTTCTCCAGAATGGAGACACACTGACAGCGTGATAAAACTCAGCACCGTCTGTAATGTCTTCATTCGGTGCAGATAAAAATTCATGAGCAAGTTGTTTTATCTCTTCATATTTATCTTTTTCATCAATGACTTCTCGCTTGCCATCACAGTACCAACTGAACTGGCATTTGTGTCGGATAGGATTACCTTTTGAATTAGTCTTGGCTTGATAGACTACACCGCAGATATCGTTTGGAAATGATTTACTTCGGACTCGATTGAGTGTGACATGAGCGACAGCCAGTTTGCCTAGGTGTGGTTCGCCTCTCGCTTCAAAATAGATGTTCGCGGCGAGGCATTCTAGTTCGTCTGGATTGATTTGCACTTCAGGCAGGCGTTGTGCTGTGACAACGATTTCGGTAAGTTCTTCTGTATTCGATTCAATTTGATTATCACATGAGACAGTGAATAATAAAAACATCAGTGGTATAAGAATTCTCATCTTCGTACCCTCCTAGTTTTAATTGTCATAATAAAATGCCACACTTTGGTAACAAGGTAGTGGCCACCCCGCGAAGATCACGCCGCTAGGCGAACGTCTCCGTAGTAACTGTCGTCATTGGCAGTTATTGCTTTGAACCCTGTTTATACAGACGGCGTTCATCGTCTGATTCTCCACATTGCTTTCAGTTGCCCGTCGATTCCGTAACGCCCCCATCATAAACACACTGGTCTTATTTTCGACACTGTACGTCCGTGCCAATGTGTTTATGGTGGAGGCGGCGGGATTCGAACCCGCGTCCGCACTTCTTATTTACAATGTTTCATCGAATAACTTTATTTATAGTCTTTGAGGCTTTCGCTCAACAAATTCATAAAGTTCAGATGCCTTCTGATTGATTTGATCAGATGTCGGCATAGGTGGTATTGCTTCTTTGAGTTGGCAACTTAAATCATACAATTTTTCATAAGCACTGTCAAACTCAGTTCCTACTTTGCCATCGATATAAGCGAGCATATTTTCTACCTGATTGTGTAACGACCAGTAAGAATTCATCAATTGCTCGTATTGATGCATTTCGAGTTCGCGTGCCATTTCGAGGACTTTAAAACGCAGTTCATATGGATTAGACATAAGTGTCTCCTTTCGTGTGTTGTGTTGTGTGTTAAACGTTATTAAACGTTATATCTATCAGCAAATCCTTCGCGAATCATAATCTGTGTTAGCATTCTTTCTGCGTCCCACACTGTATCATAGACCTTAAAGTCACCGATAATTCGGCCGTATTTGCCTTTATTACCATTGTAGTCTTTACTGACTAGAATGGCATTACTTCCTAGTGGAAGTAATCTCTCAACAAAAGCCTTAGAAGCAAGTCCTTGCTCTTTTTCTTCTAAGTCTCTTGTTCTTGTTTCTGGTGCATCAATGCCAACTAACCGAACTCGTTGATTCATAACCCAGACTTCAAAGCCTAGGTCAATGTCAACATCGACTGTATCGCCATCAACGATTCTTCTAATTACGCATCGATATTCATACATAGCTTAACCTTTCAGAAATACGGACTCTTTTAGAGCAATTTTAATTTCTTGTAGTGACAGACCAAGCATTTGAAGTTCTCTTTTTGCCAAATCTTCGCTCAACTCAAAGTTCTTATACTGCTCGACAATTTGCTGAACTTGAATGTCTGCCATCAATGTTCTTTCGATATCAGTCATCATCGTCTCCTAGATAAACATCTCCTAAGCTTGGAACACAATCATCAGCAAACGAAATATCAATCTCTTTGCCTCTTTGATGATATTCCTTACAAACTTTTTCGAAGGTCTTGAAAAGTTTATCGAATTTCACATCGTAAACTTCTTTGATCCCAAGATATTTATTCATAAGCGCATCACACAATTTAGCATCCATGCTTTCCCACATGGAGTCATCTACAAACCATGTGGTCACAGTATCGATATCATCGACCACATGCCAGCATTGCATGATTTCTTGCTCTAAGTCAAAGATTGGATTATCCATCATTCTGCCTCATATGAAATTACAGAGTCCCAACGAAAAGACCGCCACTCATCTAGATCAACTTCGTACACAGGCTGTACATCAATGCTATGTACTCGATCGGTATTCTTCGGCAACTTATCAGCGGGAATCAAATCTCTGTTAAGTGTTCCAGTCACAGTACGCTCGGTGCCGTCTTTCTTTGTGAAAGTAATACGACAGAGTCCGCTTGACAAATATGATGTTACTTCATCACGATTCACTTCCATACTATTCTCCAATTACATGTTGATAAATTTCTTTCCAAGTTCTAACTTTTACCGCATCACCACTATAATCAGTGTTGTGATCATGTAGCATCAAAAAACTATTCAATCCCATTGATGAGCCAACATCAGCATTTTCTGGCTTGTCTTCAACCCAGTAGCATTCTGTTCCCTTATACTTCGACAGTGCTTCGTCTTTGTCAGCACCTGTGTCTAGATATATGTATGTTTCAAACACAGTAGGACCGAAGATTTCACACAAGTTCTTCGTTCGAAGATGTTGTGCATACTCATCATTGGTCATCGAAGTGATTACGTGAAAAACATAGCCATGCTCTTCGTGCAATTTTCGCACATACTTAATTGCATCACGGAGCGGTGGCAACTTTCGAATCGTTGCGCTTTCATTGAACATACGAACTAGTCTTTCTTTTACAACAGTTCCTAAATCATATTTCTTTGCAATGTTATATGTTTCAGGCACTTGAATTCGATAACCATGTCGTGCCATCCATCGATCAAACGCATAAGACCAGTCGAGTAGAACACCATCACAATCTGTTAATATCACTTTTTCTTTCATCATTACCTCGCTACTAGTCTTATAGTATAACCAATATAGCGTCTATTGTCAAGTGGATAAGACAATTCCTGAAGTTGCTTGAACCCAGCCATCAGCAACTTCTTTTGCAGTCGCGACAACTGCGACTACCTGCGCTTTCTGTATATCTACATCATGCGCTTTAGGGTCAGCAGACATACAGATTCCAGGAGCGAAGCCCATGCCCTGTTGAGTCTGCATTAGCATCCGAGGTCTTTCTATTGTGAAGACAGTCTCACTTTCACCTTTCAGTCTGCCCACTACTTCGCCGAGCGGTGTTAACACCGTAACAATATCATTCTGATTCATTTAATTTCCTCAAGTTATCAGCCATCTTGGCAAATGATTCTTCTGGCATCATATTTTCCATCACAAATATGGCCAATTTAAAGCCCTCTTTTTTTCCGACAAAATAGCCGAATAAAAATCCTAGACAAGTTAGTCCTAATACTACAAAGTCACTAGGCGACATTTAATTTTCCTTTTTTCAGTTTACGATTCATTATCTTACGTTTTCGTTTTGCATTGTCCAGATGTATCTTGTTTGCAACATCAGTGAAGACAACACCGTTAAGATGATCAAGTTCATGCAGAAAGGCACGAGCAGTCATGCCGACAAGTTTCTTTGTCTCAGTCTCACCCAGTTCATTCTCATACCGAACTCTAACACCCTGTGGTCTCTTTATTTTAACAAATAACATAGGAAAAGACAAGCATCCTTCTTCTAAAAGAATTTCATCTCTTGATTCGTCAACAATTCTTGGATTGAAACAGACCATGCAAGGATCGCCGTACAGTATGAATGCACGAGCGCGAATGCCTATTTGATTTGCAGAGACACCAAGGGCTTTGGTGTCTTCGATTACTTCGAACAACTGCTTTGCTAGACCAATCGGATCAGCGCCCTCAGCACCAAAATCATATCTAGGCATCTCTTCTCTGAGGATTGGATCATCCTCTGGGACTAGTTTATACATTTATATTTCCTCATCAATAACATCGACAATCGGTTTCTTATTCGTGCCGTAGTATTTAGCACCCTTACAGCGGTATGCAATCTTGCCGACACGGATTTCTTTGATACTGCCACACGAGTAGAGACCAACTTCAGTGTCACGAGGAATTTTTTCGTCATTAATTAAAATGTTGGCCAGCAGATCGAAACGAATCAATTTGTTGCTAGTCAATACTTCTTCAAGAGTCACGGTATCAACATAAGATACTTGACGTTCCCAGACTTGAATTTGCTCACCCATGTTATCGACAAACACATTCGCCAGATCAAAGCCAGCAACCAGTCGCTGTCCGAGAATGCCCGTAGTTGCCTGTGCTTTATAGCCCATATCCGTACTCCTTCATAAGATCACTGTATTCGTTTGCTTCGAGCATATCGATAACATCGTCAGAACTCATGTACTTGAGGCACATCAGTGCGATGTCTTCGAATGAGACATAGCCTTCGTCTGCCATCTCCATGGCAAAACAACGACCGTCAAACTTGATTAACTTTCCCATTATATACTCCTGTCAAGTTCTGAAACACTGTCGATTAGTTGACGGGCGTATGACTCACTAATGCCATAATCCCTCACCAGTATCTCAATTGATTTACTAATAGAATAGCCATTGTCGATCAACTCACACGCGGCGAAATAAAGACGACCAGATGCGCTCATTATGCTACCTCCCGTACCTTACAGTATTCTTCCGTCAGACGGACGATTTCAAGAGTGGCAACACCACTAGGGTTAGAAGATGACGGAACACCCGTCACCACAACTGACTCGCCAACGGCGAGACCAGCGGCGTAGAAATTTTGGGTAACACAGTCATAAGATAAAGTCATTACAGAACTCCTGCTTCGCGCATTTCATTTTCAATAGAGGCGTGTTTCTTTGCGTTCTGGTACAGACCCCAGATAAGCATACGCCCTTTTCGTGACAACGGGAACGTTGAACCAGCACGGTTCAGTCGATAGTAGTTATCCTCACAGCAACATTCACGGAGACGGATAACTTCCTCGACAGCATATTGCTTAGTCATGCCAACACTTTTCAGTGAAAAGTCACGAGTAAGAAAACCAATAGCAATTTTTTCAAAACGTTCAAAAATCATAATCACCTCTCAACTCAATCAACAAAACAATTATCTCACAACCAGCCATCGATGTCTATGAAATATTCACACTTTCTTAGACTTTTTTGTTATATCAATAATCTAACTCATAACCTTTTTCAAACGCGGTGATGAAAACCTGGCCAGTCGCTAGGAAATGTTCGTCATCTAGGTAACGGATTTCGAAGACAAATTGGTCATCTTGAATCCCTAGGAATTCAGAGGACACGTATTCATCATAGTAACCAGTGTCGCGGGCAACTCGCTCTAAATCTGCAACAGTGAAGTCCATCACTTCACGGATTTGCTTCGCATCAATCATCATGCTACTCCTAGAATTATACCGATACGCTTTTCTTTGTTGACATTCACGGTGACTGAATCACCGACTCGGCGAGTCTCGCCTTTCACATCAAGGTACTTCAGAGTCTCCACGACTCGCTTTCCGTACTTACGGAACTCAACTTGATAATCATTCCAAACATATTCTAACATTAATCTTCCTCTTTTTTAAAACCAAATGGAGAGACGGCGAAGCAAGTCTTGCCAAGCACTAGTCGATCACCAACTGAGGTGGATCGAAGACCCATGACTTGACCAGTTCGCTTACTGATCGGCAGATCAGCCATCACAGTAACATCTTCGGAGAAGTCACCGTTGGCGACCATCTCGCCATCGAACTCGAACTCTGCTTCACGAGACCAAGAACCGCGAAGGTTCTGAGTGCGCTCATAAGCATACTCAAGGGCATCATCAACAGACAGTGAATCAGGCGCATCGACAAAAGCAACCAAACGACTGGACTCTTCGAACGCACGGTGGATAACAGCAACTTTCATAAACATCTCTCTCTCATCAAATTACAGAGTAATTATCTCATGGGTAGCCGAAAAATGCAAGCGCCAAGTCATTGATTTCCAACGACTTTTTTGACGCTTGTAAGTGATTGATTTTATTAGAGTTTTTTTAGAAGAAAATTGAAGTTTTTTTAGAATATTTTGTTATAAGGAGAGATGTTCTTAGAACCTACAGTTCATTAGATCATTGAAGGTACTGTGCCATATTTCAGAGTACTGGCAAGATTGAGTCTCTGGATAGCACGGTGCACCATTAGTGTAGTGTAGCATCTTTGGCTTTTCATCTGTCTGATTTTCGTTCTCTACCAGATAATTCCAGGACAACGGAATGTCACCTATCAAGTCACTTTGTGTCCACTTGAACTGGTGCAAGTCTAGACCAGGAGCAGTGTTCACATAGTCGAGTGTCAGACTCTTACACTTGGGATTGTTGAATAGCATCAGACTCGACCAGTTCTTATAGTTGTATGCCGTTTGTTTTCTCCCACGAAATTTTTTATCGCTCTTGACTACCTGATTATGCTTCACGCACATCACAGCATATTGATCATCACACAATTCAAACAGCGCCGCAGGATCTTCTTGGAAGATTACATCATTGTCCACAAATAGAGTCCAGCCTTCATAGTCATACAAGTAAGGCACAAGAAATCTTGAGTTACTAAACTGTGTGCTATCGAATTCACCACGAGGACGTTTCCATATTTCTTGCATGTTCATTTGATTCAGCAAGTGAAACTTGATGGGCTTTGAACTTTTTTCTAGAAGACTATGCATCGCCGTATGCGCTAGAACTGGCACAGTTGTGTCATATCCTATTACGATATTAAGCATTAGAATTTTCCAAATTTTGTTTTAGATATTTTTTCTTTTGACAAGTCAGAAATAATTTCCCATTTGAGAAGACCAGCATCGATCCAATTCTGTACATAGCCAATTTCTTTATCGTGATAATGCGGATGTATCTGCATAGCCATCAACGGCATATGCCACGATTTAGGAAGCATAAGATGATATCTTGGATCTGGATTAGGATTTTTCGTATACTTAACAAAAAAGTCAAATCCATAAATTGTAAGACTCTTATACGTTTCAACTTCTTCAACAAGATATTTTATTGCATTCAGTCCCATTGATGGCCTAACAGAATCCCATTCGCCAGAAACAGAGCCAAAACTTTTCATCCAGTTCTTGTTTTCTTCATGTGTGAACATATCATAAGCAATACCTGATTCTTTGATATTGTCAGGCATTTCTTCTTCACGATCAAAGTTTCTTTTACTTCTAGAATATAAAATCAGACTTGTTGTTTTGAAAGCATTTCGTTGTTTATCACCATAAATCTTAGACCTGAGATCACCAGTAAACCACACATCTGTTCTACTGCCAATCGCAGGCTTAAATTCATCATCAATTAAGATACCTTTACCACAACGGCAAACCAGATCGAACGATTCGATCCAGTCGCCTTTTTCTTGTGTCATTACTTCTACCGAATTGCCAAGCAATACGACATCTTTGTCCGCGAAGTACTCACGGATCAAGTCATTTTTCATAGATTAATCTACGACAGTTGGTTTAAAAGGCTTGACGACATCGTTGCCATCGATACCCATTTGGCGCCAGATGTTCTTGATTTTTGAATTGGCTTCACAGAATGTAAGAATGTTATTGAGACTGAAGTAACAGTATTCTGGATACTCTTCAGCAGTTGCACTTACACTCGTTGCCAAGATAGGACCATTTTCAGTGTTAACGAATAGTCTTGGATTGTACATCTTGATGATGCCGTCTTCGATTGATTCGACTCTTCCAATCATATCGCCACTGAATGTTACCATTGAGACCACTTTACCTACATACTCTTGCATAATTTACTCCAATTACCAGTTAATTCCTTTCGGTGTATATTGACGAATTTTCGCTTTGATATCATTCGACAATTCTGCTTGACTCAAGGCTTTTTTGCCTCTACGCTTTATATATGTGTAGTTGGCCTTCTTAATGTATTGACCACCTTTATCACTCTTGACTAGTTCAGCATCTATCCTGAATGCATTGAATGCGAAAACAATTTCACCGTCCATGTATCTCTGAAGACCTTTGCCCATATTGATGATATCGCCCATCGTCTGTGATACTCCGCGGTGTGTGTTCACCAGAATCTCTTCTGGAACAGTTCTGTCGCGCTCTTTGTTTTGTTTCTTGGCGATTTCAATATCATTTACAACCCACACGATATGGATATCTTTGGCATCATAGCCTATTGCTTGAACAGACCTTGACAAGTTTTCTAGTTTACGTAAGTCTTTCAGAGTAACGTCAAAGATAATGTTAGGCTTACGATCGGCTGGCGCTCGAAGTACCGTTTTATACAATGTCTTTGTACGTCTATCACTGATACCAAGTCCATCAATAATTTCATGGAGTCTTGATACGTTTTCTGGTTTCTTTAGATCAGCCGCTAGTTTTGTGAGGTCATCACCGAACTCTTTCTTCACGCGATCTTGTAGCAGTTTAGATTTTGAAGCCAGTGTTTTAAGAGCATCAACATCAAATACATATCCTTCTGCACCAACAAGATTGCTAAGAACAAATCCTTTACCCGATCCAGCTCCGCCCGCCATGATAATGACGTTGTTGAATTTGGGATACGCTTTACCTCCGAAGGTGATCAGCGCCTCACACAATTCTTCTATTTGAGTTTTATCGTGAAAGTCTTGAAATCCTAGCATTTTCATTATCCTATGAAACTGGTCCAGTATAATTATCGATGAGCTTTAGCCCATAGTTATTTATACCTTTCTTCACTGTAACACCAGATTTAAACTTTAATTCATTTGCTTTAAATGGATCATAGTTGACATGGTGATGCCAGCGGCCGTAGCGCCAAACGAGCGTGGCAACGTCTGGATGCATGTCTACAAGCATCTGTGACTTCGCAATCGTACCAGAAGTATTGTATCGTTCTCTGGTCTCAACTAAATCTTCTGCTTTGATTGCTTCACCAGTTTCAGGATCATAACCAATTTCTTTGTGATAAAATTCTTCAGTGTTGCCACCTTTAAGTGTCTGTGTCGCGGCTTTACCTTGCAGAAAAGCATTGAACTGTACTGTACAGTCACCGTCTTTCAATACACGCAAACAAATATCAGTATCTTCATTGTAACGTCCACGCCAACGATGCTTGCAGTCATTGCGAATCAACAAGCAAGAATAGATTCGAGTGTTCGCTACAAATGGCGGATACTTCTGATTTGGTGCGCAGAAGAAACGATATTGTGGACCAGCAATCATCACATTCTCATATCGATCAACAAAGTCTTCCATGATCTTAAAGCATACACCACTGCCGACACGTATACGAACATTCTGGTGAAGTCGATAGAAGTCTTGAATGTTGTCATCGAGTACCCAGTGGCTTGTTGCGCCGATACTGATAGAGTGATCCCAGCACCAGTTTCTCGCACGACCAGGACCATCACCATGATTACTGAAAGGAGCAATCAGTAAAGTAACATAGTCTCGAATGCCGAAGTTATCCAGTGCTTTCTCATAGTTCTCTTCGTCTTGTGGTTCAATCGCGATGTAGTGTGGTACTTTCATGCGCGCCAAAGACTTAGAGGTAAACATGCTTTCATGTCTACCTTTAGAAATAATATAAACAGGATACTTAGGATTAGTCATCTATTCTGCTCCATATCACAGGCTTGTTATTCCACATCTTACACTCGGCTTGTATATATCCCTGTGATTTCATAAATGTATTGAAAATTTTTGACATATTTTTTTGATCAACAATCGAGTGACCGTGTTCGTACTGTCTAAAGTGACCGATAGACCATGTATTGAACGCATTAGCAATGATAAAGTATTTCGGCGATACTGCATCAATTATTTCTTTCACATGTTCAACTGGATTGTAAATATGTTCGAAATACTCAGAAGCAAAAACAAAATCTACATCGTGCTTCACATCATGGATAGATTCGATCAAATTGAAATCCATTCTTTCTGACATTATTTCACAGAATTTCCACTGCTTTGTATCTTTAAGATTGATAGCATAAGCATTAGCATTGGGAAAGATTTCTTTCAACGTGCAAGTACTATAACTGATACCACAGCCGATGTCAACAAAAGACTTGGTATCTTTTAGCACTTCATACATCGATCCGCCATAGGGAAGAGATGGCTTCATGAGTCTTCTAATATACTGTCTACTATATCCTACAAAGCAATTAAAGATATCAACAAAATAATAATCGTCATCATACACTTTAAATGCTTCGTCTAAGTTTCCAGCATCGAGGTGTTCGTACCAACGCTCGGTCAGTTCCGTGAACAGCGAGTTATCTTTCCGAATTCTTCTGGCTTTCTCTAGATCAATGTCAAACAGTGAACTATAATCTCTCAAAAAATATTCATATAATGCAATAGGCTTCTCTGTTAGAAAACTATTCATCATCTTCGATCCATCTCAACAAAGAATTTTTAGTGATCTCAAGTTTAGGATACCAGATAGATTTAGTTCGATCAGTGATATTCTGCTCTACTAGTTTAGCGAACGCATCATAGTCTTCTTTCGTTCGGAAATGGACACTGATAGTCTTATACGTTTTATTTTCTTCTTGATCAAACTCTGGCATATCTTGCCAATGTTTCTCCCAAGAGTTCTTAGGAGTTTCTATTTGAACATCAAAGAAATCTTCAAGAGTCGCTTGCTCTACTTTTTCTTTCTTGCCAACAAAGTTATCATAAGAACCAGATTCTTTTACATCTGACATAGTACTCTCCACTACAATTATTCATCATATGATACCACAACGGCATCTGACTTGTCAACAAAATTTATATAGCCAGCAGGTTCGCGTGAACGATATTCCCAATGATCACCTTCATCGCCTAGAAACGGCACAGTCTGACCAATCAAGTGGGAGTACCATTTGCTTTGATCCTTGCAAGTCTGTATCAGTAACATCTTTTTCATTTTCCACAATCTCCTGCCATTTTGGATTCTTCGCAAAAAATTGTCTAGTCAATCCTTCTTCTCTACCATGCGCTTCTATCTCCCAAGGATAATCATAGTAGTCAACTGAATTGAGTTTAATTTTCTGTGAATGCCACTTGTAAGTCATCGTTTTGCAACCGCGAATCAATTGCTTCATCTCGC